ATTTGCCTGTTACGCTCGATTATGGTCATTTTATCGTGGGAATGGCACCAATTCATAAGGTTAAAAAGGGAAAAAGGAAAACTAATGAAGTTGTGAGAATTGGGACATTAAGAGAAGCCGTTGAATATTTTGGAGATACTTATGATTTAGACTTCAGTATTTCTCAGGCAGTAAAAGTATTTTTTGAGCTTTATGCAGTAGCACCTTTGTTTGTCGTAAATATCTTAGATTTGGATAAACACAAATCTGATAACAAAAAAACAGTACAAGGACTGGAAATGAAAAGCGGGAAAGCGCTTGTGAAAAACCACAAAATTATAACAGACACTCTTGTTATAAAAGATAATTCGACAAGTTCTGAAATATCGGATGCAAGATATTTATGGACAGATGAAGGACTGGAAATTTATGCAACTGCACCAAATAATAATAAAATTGATATTGAATATTATGAAGTGGATTTGACAAAAGTGAGAAAAGAAGAAGCGATTGGTGGATATAACATTAATACAATGCAAAGAACAGGGCTTGACTTGGTTGATGAAGTGTATTTGAAATTTTCAGAACTTCCAGCGTTTCTTGATGTTCCAGATTTTTCAAACGACAGTGCAGTAGCTGCGGTAATGGCAACAAAAGCTAAAAATATAAATTCAGGAATGTTTGAGGCGGTAGCTTTGATAAATGCACCTGCGGACAAAAGATATGATGAAATCGTCTCTTGGAAAGATAGCAAAAATATAGTAGGAGAAGACCAGATAATTTTATATGGCTATCCAAAACTTTCAGGAAACGTGTATTTTCATTCTATACACTATGCAGCATTATCATTAAAAGTGGATTCGGAAAATGACAATGTTCCATCACAAACTCCGTCAAATTATGCTTATAAAATTGATGGTCTGGCGTACAAAAATTCAAATGGAAATTTTGAAGAAATAATGCTGGATAAGGAACAACAAGCGAACTTTTTGAATAAGAACGGAGCTGTAACAGCAATAAACTTCAAAGGATGGCGTTGCTGGGGAAGTGAAACGGCTAAGAATCCGCTAGCGACAGATCCGAAAGACAAATTTGGTTATACTCGTAGAATGTTT